AGATCTTCCGGATCGTGCAGTTGTTCTGGGAGAGACTGCCGGAGGAGGAGCGACGGCGGGTGGGCACGCCGCGATTCTCGAATCGCAGGGAGTTCCTCTGGCCCAAGATCAACTCGCACTTCTTTGTCGGCACGGCCGGTGCCTTGACCTTCGGGCGCGGGCAGACGATCAGTAACCTGCACTGTTCGGAGTTTGCGTTCTGGCCGAAGCCGGAGGAGGCGCTGATCGCCCTCACGGAGGCCGTCCCTGCCGATGGGCGCATCGTGATCGAGAGCACGGCCAATGGCATCGGCAACTACTTCCACGACCTGTGGACGACGGCGAAGGCGGGGGGGAACAGGTTCGCCCCTCACTACTATGTCTGGTTTGAGTCACCGGAGTATCAGGCGCCGATCACCGGAGAGGAAGCGGCAGCGCTGCAAGCAGCGCTGGCGACCGAGGAGGCGGCGCTGGTGCGCCGCTACCATCTGACCATGGGCCAGATCAAGTGGCGTCGGGAGAAGCGGCGCGAGTTGCGTGACCCGTTCAGAGCGGAGTATCCAGAGGATGATGTCACGTGCTTTCTGGCAACGGCGCGGGCGTGCTTCGACCTGGTGGTGTTGCAGCAAGCAGCCCAGCGCATCGCGGCGGAGTCCGCTCCGGAGATGCTCGCTGTTCTCAAGGATGCGCGAGGGCAGGATATCGGGGTCGCGCCGGCTCGGCTGTCAGCCTGGAAGCGGCCGGAGAAGGGACGATTGTATGTGGTCGGGGCCGATGTGGGCGAAGGACTGGCCGGCGGGGACGCTTCGTGCGCCTGTGTGCTTGACCGGGAGACCGGCGAGCAGGTTGCCGAGCTCCACGGACGCGTGCCGCCGGACAGATTCGGCCACCTGCTGGACGCCCTGGGGCGCTTCTACAACCTGGCGACGCTGGCAGTGGAGCGCAACAACCACGGGCACTCGACTCTCAACACGCTGCGCAATGTATGTCGCTATGCGCGGCTTTACTACCACGTGCGCTACGACCAGACTGGCAGAGGAAAGCCCATGCTCGGCTGGCCGACCGACCAGGCGACCAAACCGATCCTGGTGGATGACCTGGCGGCGGCAATCGCGGGCGGGCACCTGCTGATCCATTCGCCCGACCTGGTGGACGAGTGCCTCACCTTCGTGACCACAGACTCCGGCTCCCAGGAGGCGCAGGAGGGCAAGTTCGACGACCGGGTGATGGCGGCCGGGATCGCCTGGCAGACGCGCAAACGGGGCGTGTCTCGCGGCACCACGCAAAGGCCGGCAGGATGGTAATGACGAGCATACCGAGAGACAAGCAGCGCTGCTGGGAAGACCTGGTCGCCGCGATCAGTCGCGAGAGCGAGATGGCTGGTGGCTTCGGGGAGCTGGTGGTCAGCATCAAGTTCCACAAGGGGCAGCCGCAAGAGTTGCACGTCATCGAACGCAGGCCGCACTACCGACTGGGAGGAGGTCTGCCGGGATTGACCGAGGACGGCGACCGGGCTACAATCAGCGGCGAATAGAGTCCGCCATCATCGCGCAGATACGGCGGGTCTCGATGAGCACTCGTGCTCGCGAGGCCCGCCTTTTGTTTTGGCCCGGACAGGGCCGGAGAGTGAGGAGAACCGTGGCACTTGATCTCAGCACCTACCCGCCGAAAGGGCACCAGGAGCGGATCGCCGCCTACCAACGATACGAACAGCTTTTCCTGGGGCAGCACAAGCTGGTCTTTGCGGTGGTGCCGCAGCCCTACCAGATGAAGCGCTACATCGTGGCGAACTTCGCCGGACTGATCTCACGGCTGTCGGCAGATCTGCTCTTCGGGGAACAGCCGGACTTCCTGGCGACTCAGGATGATAAGAAGGCGCAGGAAGCGCTGGCCGGTATCGTCGCCCACAATAACCTCCATGCCGTCAACTACGAATCGGCCCTGTCCAACTCGTTCCGAGGCGACGCGGTCTACAAGGTGCGCTGGGGGAAGCGCACGCCGACAGCAGAGCAACCCGAGTCGATCATCGAGGAGGTCCCGGCCAGCATCTACTTGCCCGAAGTGGACGATGATGATGTGCGGCGCGTGCTGCGGGTGACCCTAGCCTGGGTGAAGCGCGACCCGAAGGACACGAAGCGTGCCTATCTTCGGGCGGAGGTGCACGAGCCGGGCGTTATCCGGCACCAACTCTTCGATCTGGGCAGCGTCTCGACACTGTCCGTAGCCGGGAGTCAGGTTGGGACAATCACGATTGGTGGCAAGGCGCTCCAGCAGATTCCCCTGAGCACCCTCGAAGCCTACCAGGACCTGCCGGAGGAAGAGCAGACCGGCCTGGATCACATCCCGATCCTCCACGTGCCGAACTTCCGCTATGGCTCCCGGTTCTGGGGGATCAGCGACTACGAGGGTCTGGAGTCGCTCTTCGAGTCTCTGAACAACCGCGTCTCCCAGATCGACGAGGTGCTGGACAAGCACGTCGCTCCGAAGATCGTGGTGCCGCCAGGCTTCGTGGACGAGGATGGCAAGATTCGCTTCGACCGGATGGAGACCATCGAGCTGGGCCCAGGCGATCAGCCGCCCTCCTACATCACCTGGGACGCCCACCTAACTGCAGCCTTCACGCAGTTCGAGAAGCTACTCGACCTGCTGTTCATGCTTTCCGAGACCGCGCCTTCCGCGTTCGGGCTGGACAAGTTCGGAGTGGCCGAGAGCGGCCGGGCGCTGCGGCTTCGGCTGTTGCGGACACTGGCGAAGATCAACCGCAAGCGGCTCTATTACGACACCGCTCTCAAGGCCGCTCTGCTCACTGCTCAGATGCTCGACGTGACCCACGGCTCCGGCGAGTACGAGCCGGCCGAGCCGACCATCCAGTGGGCGGACGGGCTGCCCGAGGACATGGTCGAGATGGTGGAGATCGAGAGCCAGCGACTTGCTGCAGGCAATACCTCGGTCGAGTCCTCCGTGCGGCGGCTGGACGGACCAGACGCAGTGGAAACCGAGATGGCGCGCATCGCCGAGGAGACCGGGCAGGCGGTCGCTCTGACCGGAGGTGCTGGCCGACGCGGACAGGAGGCGCAGCAGGGCGGCGACAGCCAGGAGTAAGCCCCGATGCCTTCGCCTATCGGCCGCCGACAGATCGAGGAATTCCGGCGGGCGTTCACAGGTGAGATAGACTCCCTGGCTGCCCTCTATCGGGACGCGGCAGCGGACATGCTGGACGTTCTCGCGGACGCCGCCGCCCTGGCCGGACAGCGGGGGCGCGCTGCGGCACTGCTGCGACAGTATCAGGTGATCCTCGCTGACCTCGGTGATGAAGCCGCCGCCTGGATAGAACTCAACATCCCTCGTGCTTACGATGTTGGGCTTGAGTTCGCCGACGAGGGAATCCGCAACATCCGCCGCGCCGGAATCAACCTGCGTCGCCGAGACAGAACGATAACGGGCCGCCGTGAGCGAGACGTATTCTCCCAGGTGCATCGGGAGGCGGCGCGGGCAATCACGGAGTCCATGCTGCAGACCACCGATGCGGCGCTTGCTCAGATCGGCCGGCGAGTGGATGACGTTCTCCGCCGCGAGGGAATGCTGGCTGTTGCCAGGGGGATCGCAGCCGGGCGTGCTCGCGTCGACGTAAGCCGCGAACTGGAGCAGCGGCTGATCGCTTCGGGCAGGCCGACGTTCGTGGACGCGCTGGGGCGGCAGTGGCCCCTGGACCGCTATGCAGAGATGGTGGCCCGCACCACCACGCGCGAGGCAATGACGCAGGGCACGATCAACCGGCTGCGGGAGCACGGCGTCACCCTCGCCCAGGTATCGGCGCATAACGCGGAAGACTTCTGCCGCTACTACGAGAACGCCGTCGTCTCCCTTGACGGCCCGCACCCTGTCTATCCGCCGATCTCCGCCATCAACGGCGGGCCGCCTTTCCACCCGCGGTGTGTTCATGTGCTGACGCCATTCGTAGAGCGTCTCGCGACCGACGAGGAGAAGAAGCGGGGCGTCATCTCACCCGATCTGCTGAACAAGTCTCCCGCAGAACTCCAGCGGCGCTTCCGCAAGGAGTTCCCCGGCGTCGCCCGGGCCGTGGGAAAGCGGCAGCTTGCGCGGGCGGGGCGGGCAGAGGTTGCCGCGGCTCCGGGGCGACCCAGACCCAGCCGGGCACCGATCCCGGAACCAGAACTGCGCGCTCTGGAGGAGGGGACTGTCCTGCGCCGCACCTACAAGGGCCGCGAGTACCTCGCCCAGGTGGTGGATGGGAGCAAAATCTATTTCGAGGGCGGCATCTATCGCTCGCTCACGGATGTCGCCCGGATGATCACGGGGCAGCGGGCAATCAGCGGGCCGGCGTTCTTCGGCGTGGCGGAGCGCGGCAAGCGCACCGGACAGATCGCAGCCGCCCTTGCGCCGAAGCCGCGGCCCACCGATGCGGCCGGGATGACCCGCCGCGTGTCCGAGGAGCTGGTCAGCCTGATGGAGACCAAGATCGGATGGAACGGAGATCTGAGGACGGGGACAGGCGGGTTCGGAGGGCACAAGGATTGGGACTGCGCGATCACGGTTGGTGCGCAGGTGCGGGAGCGACTGACTCGTTTGACGAAGCAGAACGCTGCCTCTTGGGCGCAACTGTCGAAGCAGGCCAGGCAAGAGATGACTTCGAGTTTCACGACGCTGGTGCATGAGGCTACCCATGCTGCCGGCGCTGCAGGCGCAATCGCGCCGGAGGAGTACGCCACCGCCGCCCAGCGATGGCTGGAGGAGGCGGTCACCAGCGCGGCCTCGGAGCATGTTGCTCCCCAACTGTTCGAGCGCGTCATGGGCTTCTCGTCAGGGCTGGACAAGGTTGACTTTGCGGCCATGCCGAGCTACGTGCCCAGACAGCAGTTTCTCGCCAAGGCGATTTCAGGCCCGACCGCGGGGCGCTCCATGATGAACCCGATGCGGGAGGTGGAGCCCGAGGTCTACCTCGACTTGGCCTATCGTGTCCCGCGCCGGGAGCGGTTCTGGGCGCTGGCGCAGAGGATGCATGGGGCCTATCGGGAGGCCGGCATGACGGCTATCGAGATCGAAGCCGCTCTGGAGAACGAGGGCGAGCATGTAGTTGAAGCCCTGGTGGCGCGAGCGGAGCGGCGATGATGAGAGAG